CCTTCCCAGGCGGGCAAGGCCGCTTTTCCCCATGGACGAATATGTAATTGCAGCACCGGCTGCCTTCGTAGTACCCAAAAAAATACCAGCACCCGGCGCAATACTTCCTGCTATCCTTGTATTCCATATTGCCCCTAGAGAACAGGCAGGCTCCCAATCCCGCCGAGCATCCCGGTTTCTTGGCATATCATAAGCAACTTTGTCTGCGCCGTCATCCGAATTTCAGCCGGTGCCCGTTCCGTTGCCGTGTGCAAGACGGAAATACACTCAATCCCCTTTCCCTTGTCCACAGACAGCACATAGGACGTCGCAGATACCGCAGAGGCGAACCACTCCGGGACGTTGCCGTAGGCGTATTTTGCAAACATCCTCCGGAGAATCTTTTCCGGGTCAGATTCTTCCTGCTCGATGGCGGTTATCTCCCATTCCCCGGACTTGGCGACTTCTTTCACTGTTTCGGTCAATTTTTTTGCAAGCATCTCGCGTGCAATCTTCATGAGCAACGCATCATCAAATTTGAAATCCTGTTCTGCCATTATTCATGTACCTCCAATGTGTAGTCGGTGTTCACAGGAATCAGCGGGGCAACAAAATGCCAGCAGTCCATGTATGTGAGTTCATTGCTCATTGCTCCCGTTCCTCCAGTGGCAGTTTAATTTCTGCCTCATCGTGTAGATCGTTGCTACCCAGCGAATAGGTCACCATCGTCAGCCCGCTGCGTGTTTCCACCACGCCGTTCAGGAAACCGCAGACCATACCGTCGGGAATATCAAGTGTGATTTTCATTCGATCCCAATACCTCCATTTTTCGTAAGATATTTAATTTCTTCTTGCACCAGCGTTCGGTTGCTCATGATAATATGTGATTCTGTAACCCTGTTGGGGCAAGCCACGCACTCGCACTTGTAGGGAGGCTTGCCCTCATTCACCCCTCTGCACAAGCATTGGTAGTTGAAGCAGTCTATCACTTTCCGTCACCCCTTCGGCAATTCTGGAAGCGGCTGCCAGTGGGTAACGTATCCGCTAACTTTCCCCAGCGCCTCACTCACAAAGCACGGAGTTTCCCGATAGCGTTTGTCCCCACTAGAAAACTCCATAATTTCAATCCCTCTAGGAGTAACGACAAGGTAAAATCCCGCTTTCTCTGGCAACCTCTCGCTGCACGGAATCCATGTGTTACCCATCGTGGGTTTCACAGAATTAACCCTGACAATCTTGTATTCCGCTCTACGTTTGCCGCTGATTTCTGCTGTATGCTCTGATACTCTTGTAATTTTTCCACGCTCTAAGCTGGCAGAAGTTCCGACGTTGTACCCCAACAGTTGCACATCCTCGTCAAACTCAAAGCACCATTCTCCGCCGCAGGCAGAGCATTGGATTGTTACAAGACTGCTCCAATCATCGTCAGTTCGCAACCACTCCCCATGCCGCACCGGCTCCACGTCGGCGGCGGGAATTCCATCTATCACTTCCTGAATGTTTTTCATCCCAAAGCCCCAATCGCAGGCTCCGTCCGGGTAGCTTTCACATACATCCGCATCTGTATTTTCAAAGGCTTTTTGCGCCGCTTCCCGGCTTATGTAATCACTCATTTCAATTCCTCCAAACTAATCTGCCCATCAATGGGCGTATTGTCGGCCTCTTTCCGCTTCCGTTCCGGGACGACTTCTCTCTCAAGGGGCCGGCGGCTTATTGCCCGATTGAATGCCCCACAAGCCATCCATCGTCCCGCCCAGTCCGTCGCTTTACTATGGGTAAGCCCGTATACTTTGCATTTGCAAAGCACTTTATCGTGATACTTGCCCTTTATGAAGTTGCTACACTCCCGGCACGTATGCCCATCCAAAACGCCAAAAAAACGGTGCATCAGAGCAAGTTTACGTAAGGCCATTACTGTTCCTCCACATAGCACCAACTCTGGGGCGGGCGTTTGATTTCAACAGGCGCATATCCAAATTTCGTTTTCCGCAACCCCTTGAATTTGCTCAGCGGTTTCGGCGTATCGTAGATTTCCAACTTAGAAATGTGCCAGCCGTACAGTGTTGCACCTTTTCCGTAGTCCCACAAAGCACCGTCCACAAGCCTAGTCTGCGCCACAAAGTAATCACCCATATCGTAGATTCCATACGGTTCTGTTGCCGCCTTGATGGTTTCAACCCAGTCACATACAAATTCCCCGGCAACATGCCCGTTGAAAACGTCCCATGTTCTATCTGCTTCTGCTCTGCCATACCCCGAAAGACGGGTAAACTCCGTAACCCAAGCGCCCCGGAAAACATCACCCCACACAAGGAACGGCCTTGTGTTTGTGCAGTATATATAGCACTTGAAAGGCGTTTCCAAATGCGGCTTTGTCTTGCGAACCTCGATTGTCTTTTCCTCGTTGGCAATCTTCTCCACCCACTCCGGGCGGATGCTGATAAGTACCGCGTTAGCCATTGTCAGCCCTCCGGTTCCATGCTTCAGCAGCTTGTTCTTCCGTGTCGTAAGTATACACACCGCCCAAAATCCCGCCATCGCACTCATACCTTGCGATCGGGCATTCCGGGTTTTCCTCGTGAGCGTGGTGAAGCTTAAAGCCAAGCCCACTATAGGGATGTTCTCTATATGCCTCATCACGCAGATTTCCTTCGTCATCGCACAGAATAATGCTAACGTTACCCCCGCAAAACGGGCAGGGCTTCAATTTGATTTCATCCATGTTTTCTCCTTCCCGCCCGGGTTGCCCCGGGCTTATCGCTTGTTTTCATTCTCCCAAAAATCTCCACTCCAAAGCTATCCATGCAAATTCATAGGGCAAAGACCCTTTCCGGAACTCTTGCGCAATCCTGTTTGCATTGTTCCGCTTAACGCCTTTCGACATGAGCAGCTTTACAAATCGTTTCTTGGCCATTTATCCAGCATCCTTTCTAGATTCAGCAGCTCCTGCCCACTATTCGCATGGTAGGACACCCCACTGTTCCGCCATAGCTTTTCCAATTCCGGGGAAGGTCTTTGAACGAGTTTTCTGATCTCGTTCTTTTCTGCCCTGGAATCTGCGGTAGTTCCCGTGAGCGTCCTTGCATCCACCATTTACATACGGTTCGTGATTGGTAACGATTTGCGTCGGGTAAAGTTTTGGCAACCCTTTCAGCCACAAGCAAGTCCGCTTACTGTAGGGGTGGCCATGCTCGTAAGGCTGTATTGCCTGTGTATATGGCGGCAATTCAACAATTTTCATAGGCGTTGGATTTTCCACCGCAATCATGGGAATATCGGCGTTATAAAATTCCATGAAAAACGCTTTTGCTTCCATTGCCAAGTGATATCGTTCCGGGACGATTTCGCCGTTTCTCCGCATTCTTACAGCCCCGGCATTCGTCAGATATGTACACGGCGGATGTGCTATCAGCAAATCCCACCGCCCAACATCATGCACCTGCCCGTCCATGGTGACGATTGTGCCGCCCTTGATGGCTTCCAGAGCGTCACCCAAAATGTGCCATTCAGGTTTCCCGCCGGACGGCTCCTGAATATCGCAGGAATAGGCTTCATGCCCCGCGCCCGGAACGCCTTGCACACGGTTTGCGATTCCTCGCAGGCTATCAGAACTTTCATTCCGTCGCCTCCACCGGAGAGCGGAGCCAGTCGAGCCAGCAGAGCCCGCAGCGCCCGTTGCACTTTGCTCCTCCCGGAGGGCATCCTCCTCCCTGAGGGAATCCGCCGTTAAGGATTTTTGCTAATTCCTCGTCCGTCATAGCTCGGATTCTGTCACTGTTTGTTTTCGGCTTCGCCTTTTGCTGAGATTCAATCTTCCACTTTGCTTCAAGCGCATCCTGAAAGCAATTGGCGGCATCATGGAGCCCGGCGGCCCATACCTGGTGCATCATTTCCATTTCCCATGCCCTTGGGTTTTTGCAACACCCATTTTCTCCATGCTCGTGGGTTACGGGGTTTGGCGTAAGCTGTTCTACAACGTTGCTCATTTCCCATTTCCTTTCTGTCTTCCTTTATTCCACCGAGGGACTTTCCCCCACCTGGGCGGGGTGCAATTCCGCGTCGCTGGCTTGAAACAGCCGTACATTTTCGCTTTGCTCATGCTCAAAAACAATCCCCTCTCTCACCAAATCCGGGTGTTCGTACCGGAAAAATTGGCGTTGTTTTTTGTTGGTTCCAATTGATTTCATGATGTTTTCGTTCCAATTCGCTACGAAATATTCTTCCCACGCCTTGCAGCCGTCCCCATTGGTGGGGCAATCGTCCCGCGTGCAGTTTCTGCAAAATGGGCTTCCCGAATCGATGTACTGGCCGGGGCGTTCCTTTTCACCGTCTACTTCGTTTTTCATACTCCACCGCCTTCCGGTAGCTTTTCAAAGTCCATCTTCCCGGCCAGCTCGGCGATAAAGCTCTTTACCGCTCCGGGGAGCTTCTGGTAATCGTCCTCCCGCTTCTGGCACACTTGGAAGGATCTCTGGAAATTCGATGCAACCACGGACTGCACCGTTTCTGCGTCCATCAGCGCCCATTCCTTGAGCTGGGAGGGGCTTCCAACTGTCCGCTGTACCGCCGGTGGCAGTTTCCGAAACTCGTCTTCCGCGCCGTACACGCTGTTTCTCAGTGCACCCGCAACCAACCCCCATGCCTCCATCTGGGTCATCTGCTGGGGTGACTGCATCCGATGGAGCATATCTTTCAGCTTCCCGATGGTGGGCATAAAGCCGCCGGTATCCGTCGCTATGTACGCTTTTGCAGCGGCGGCAACGGCCTCAAATGGCTCCTCGGAGAACATATCCGCCCAAAGATTGACTTTCACGTTTGCCGCCTCTTTGGACATCCCCCGGAAAGAATCGGGATAATTTGCCTGTAAAAGCGTGAGAATCTGGTACGCTTCCTGTTTATCCATTCCCAAATTCCTCCCTGTACATCTCCGCCAGACGGTCAACGCCGCTGGTGTAGCCGCTGCGGGTATTTGCGTTGCCTATTCTCTGCCTTTCGCTCTTCGTCCAGGTGACAACAGCGGACTTCCAATCCTTCATGGGGCTTTTGCCAACCATCCAGCCTTTCGACGCATAGAACGCTACAAAGGCTTCCGGGTCAATGTGGTAGCCCTTTTCCTGGCAATACTCCGCCACCTGCTCCACCGTAGGCGGGGTGAATCGCTTTTTCTTTTCGTTTACCCCCGCAAGGGGGTTAGGGGGATAACATTCGTTCTCTTTCTCTCTCTCTTTCTCCTTCTCTATCTCGCTTGCGGGTTGCTCTTGCTTATCGTTTGCTTCCACTTTGTTTCCGCTTTGCTCGCTATTTGCTTCCGATTTGCTTGCTATTTGCTTGGTGCTTCCTCCGCTTTTCCCGGATTTTGCTTTCCGCCTGCTTGCGTCCAGATTCGGCTTGATAAGCATAAAGGCAATGGCGGCGGCGTCAGACATTTTGTCTACGTCCGGAGCATCGTTAAACAGAGCGTATTTGCAAATAGCGTCATAGGCTTCTGCCCTTGCGGCCTTGTTTTTTATCTTGAAAACCGCTTCAAAAAACGAGCGGTAAAAAGTGAATTGGTTTCTTACTTCATCTTCCATACCTAAGCCTCTTTAATGATGGAGTACCGCGCGAAGCACGTCCGCTCCCCGTACCGGTTTTTCCCGGTGACGGTTTCGCTCTTGATGGGTACGCCTTGCGCTTTCAGATCCCAAATTCTAGCACCCAGACGGTAACAGCCGTACTCGGTAACCGCCTCGGCCTGGGTGATACTTCCATAGTCCTGCAAATGCCGCAGGATACGCTCACACTGTGTCACGGCCTTACCTCCCGTATTTCAACCTGTATGTAATCCTCGTCGTGGAAATTGTGGGAAACGCTTTTCAGCCAGCGCCGGTTATCGTCCTCGATGACACGGCCTTTCATGGCATCCACGATCATCTTTCCCATGATTGCGTGGTTGTCGATGTCCAGCCGGTCATTCCAGTAGAACGTCACGGCTACGGGCAGCTTAAAGGGTGTTCTGCGAATGCCCTGGGCGTTCATAGCCGCCAATGTACGCCAGTGCCATAACTCAGCGTCTTTCTTCCGCAATGCCCAGTGCTTCCCGGCGTAGTACGCATTCATGCCGTACTCCTTCGCCCACTTCTTCTTTTCCGCGCCGGTCTTCGGGTAGGCGATTCTGAAAACTTCTTTTGCCACGATTCTCCTCCTTTTGGAGTTGGCGGTTTCACCTCCCACCGCCAAGGGAAAATGCAAACTATACTGTCAATCTTTTTTAGGAAAGATTGATTTTTCCGGCCTAGAACGGCAAGTGCTCGTCCTCTCCATCCAACTCTACGAAGTTCGCCGCAGGGGCGGGAGCCTGATACGCCGGTGTACTGTATCCGTTGTTAGCCCCAGAGCTGGCCTGAGTGCCGCTTTCCTTGCTGCCGCAGAAATAGATGTTGTTTACAAGAATCTCCGCCTGACGGCGCCTCTGGCCGTTCTTGTCCGTCCAGTCCCGCAACTGTAATCTGCCGGTCGCTACGGCCATCTGGCCTTTATGGAAGTACTTCTCCACCATTTCGGCGGTGCCGCCCCATGCGACACATTCAATAAAGTCAACTTCCTTCTCGCCGGTCTGCTGATTCTTGAAATCCCGGTCACAGGCCAGCGTGAAGCTGGTCACAGCCTTTCCGGAAGCAGTGCGGCGAAGCTCCGGGTCTCGGACGATTCTTCCCTGCACGCTGATTTGGTTAAGCATTTGCGGCCTCCTGTGGGATGACTTCGCCTGTCTCTGCATCCACATCAATGTAGTCCGTCACATCGGGGATTTCTGCCATGTCGGCGGCAATTTCTGTCTTGATAGTGTTGTCCTGAGCGATGCCTCTTGCAAAATCGGACTTTAAGGGGGCGTATTTCAGCACCTTTTTCAGCACGGTTTTCTTCGCCATTTCGTCAAAATTGGTCTGCCACGGGCCGTTGCTGTAGCTTTTGGAATACTGCTTGGCATGGGTGTTTACATCTTCAATGCTCATCACCTGGAAGCCATATCCACCAGTTTTTGTTTTGAAAATTGCATAGTAAAAAATAGGCTTTCCACGGTTACTTCTGGCAGGGACGTGCCGAAGTGTGGGGTCAAGGCCAAGCTCATATTGGAAATCGTCATTTTCGTACACGGTGTGCGCCTGGATAATGGAGACTTCGCCAGAGCGGTACGCCAAGTCGATCAAGCCCTTATAGCCAAGCTGGAATTGGCACTCCATCCGTCCGTGGTTGCGGAAAGGAATCAGGTAAGCCTGCCCAAGAGGGGTATTCGGCTCCAAGCCCAACTGTGCGGCGGTCATCATAGCGCCAAGGAAAGACTGAGGGGTGCATTCCTTGAGCTTCGGGTTGGCGCTCAGTGCCGACAAGGTAATGCGGCTGAACCGCTCCGGGGTCATCACGCTGGGCAGCGCCGCCTGAATGGCGGGTTTCATCACCTCAATGTAGTCCTGAATGCTGCTGGGGTTTTTCTTTTTCGCTACCGCCTGAGTAGAAGCGGCGGCATTCTGAATCACGTTTGCCATTAAATATTCTCCTTTTTGAACCGGAAAGTTCTGCTTTCCGAAGATTTGAAATAGTCCTGTGGGATTTCCCCGTGGTCTTTCTCCCACTTCTTTCT